AGCCCCCCCCCTAATGTAAACTATATTATTGTTTTCAGTCACATGCAAAAAAATTTTTTATTTTTCAATTTTTTCATATAAGAAGTTTGATTATAGGACTTATGTAGTTATGGTAGGTATTATAATAGGGTGTATGTATTAGAGTAGACGATGTTCACGAAGTTCACATCTACCAATACCTTTTTTGGACTATAAAAAGTCAGGAAATCGGAGTTGAGCGATATGAGAAATTGATAATAAAATACTATAGTAAAGAAACAAATTATATAATATATATTCTTCAAAGGGTTAAAAATGAATTATTCCTCTTGAAACGCTTTATACATCGGCATTTCGCAATTAACTTCGTTGGTTAAATGACTATGAACACGTTATGAATAAATGTGAAAATCTAACTGATTTAACATAAAATACGTTAAATTTAACAAATTTGGAAGAGTACTTTTCCAAGATATAAAAAATACTTCATATATTTGCGTTTGAATGTAAGGAATTTACGGTAGAATGTAACATACTGAAAAATGAACGAAATGGATAAGATAAAGAAAGCGGTTCTTCTTGATGAGATGAAGCCATATATTGCTGACGTGGGTCTTACGGATATTGCGAAGCAGAAAGTAGGTCGCAAGAGGACTGGTTCTATACTTGATGCTCTCTGTAATATAATTTCCATGTCTCCTATGGGCAATATAAATGGTGCGCCGTATTACTACAACGGAAGATACTATGAGCGAATGGAGTGGTCGGAGTTCAATGATCTTATACGTGTGACGCTGGATATGTGCGGAGTTCCGAAGGATGAGCTTTCATCGCTTACAGATTTTCAGAATGCCGCAAAGGATACGCTTATGAACAAGAAGTTGCGTATAGATATGGGCAAGTTCATTATGGCAGACGGTGTATATGATATAAAGACTAAATCGTTTGAGAAGGGTTTTAGTCCAAGCATTATACAGACGGTTGCTGTGGACTACGGATGGGAACCTCGTGAGATGCCTATACAATGGATGGCATTTTTGAGTGAGGTATTACCCGAAGAGAAAGATGTTGAGCTTCTACAGATGTTTTTAGGTGCTACATTGATGTCGAGACGTGAGGCTAAGATAGAGACGATGCTTGTTCTATACGGTACTGGTGCAAATGGCAAAAGTGTGGTATTTGAGACCGTCAAGGGTGTATTAGGTAATGATAATGTAACGCATTTTGGTATATCCGAGATTATGAAAGACGGAGACCAGAAGAAGAACGTTGCGATGATGAACGGCAAGAGGCTTAACTACTGTTCCGAGATTCGCTCATACTTTCGTGATGACAGATACGATGATATATTGAAAGTGCTTATATCGGGTGAGCCTATGACAGCAAGACCAATGTATGGTGAGAACTTTACTGCTTACGACATTCCTTTATTGATGGCAAATACCAATTTCTCTATATACGAGAGCACATTAACTTCTGCGATGCGAAGACGTATGCGCCAGATAAAGTTTGGTGTAAAGATAGATGGATTTAAGCAGGATAAAAGACTTGCATGCAGGTTAAAGAAAGAATATCCTGCAATATTCAGATGGATGGTTATAGGTCTTGATAAGCTTCGTGCTGAAAACTACACATTGCCTGATGACGGATTTCAGATAGAGGTGATAGATGATGTAAATCCTCCTATAAATGGCATTGTGAGTGTTGGCGATACTCAAGGTAAGGATATGCGTCTCGCAATGATAGACTTCTTTAACGATAAGCACTTCTGTGAAAAATGGTCTAAGGACACTGCAAAGTATATACTACGTACAAATATGGAGCTATACACTGAAATGACAGAATGGATTGGTGAAAATCATCTGAAGGTTGCAGGCTGGAACAAGAGAGATTTCCTTACAGTTCTGCGCACAAGGTTCAGATTTAAAAAGACAAGACCAAGCAATATAGAGACATGGCATATATACGTGCCTTATTCATATTTTGATTATAAACGTGATAGTGTTAAAAAGGTAAAATCATGAGCAACAAGAAAAATTCATTAAACAGAGACCATGTGATAGGTAATTATATCTTTCACTGGGAAGAAAAGACGCGTGACGGACATTCCTATCTAAGGATAAAGACTGCTTATGGAAGTTGGCAGTTACGGCTTCGTGACGACCAAGAGTGTACGATGATGTGGCATAATCTATTAGAGGAAGGTACATTAGATGAGGCACTAAAATCATGGGTTGAAAGTATGGAAATGGTGAATACTGCTATTGGAGATGAGATATTCTCTCTTCAAGTGGCATTTGCGAGCCAGACTTTTATGTTACGTCATGCTGTGTACGGTAATGATGAAGCAACAAAAAAGATGCAATCCATTACGGATGATGTTATAGACAAAATAAAAGAATGGTGGAAGTCTTATCTTGATGCTTTCCCAAAGTCCGATATATCCAAATATGAGGATGATAGAATACTTGAGGATGAACGAAAATTGAGAATTGATAATGATATGGATAAACAAAAGATAAAGGAGATGAAATGAAAGTAGGAGATTATGAAAAATAGAGAATCAGTAACAACCAATGGTAGAGCAGCGTTCTATGCTTGTATGTGGAATGACTTCCGACAAGCAGCAATGGATTGTGGTTGGGCTTTAGGTTTGCATGGAAGTCTTGCATCCGACATGGATATTATGGCTATGCCGTGGACGGAAAATGCTACGAGTGCTGATGATATGATTAAGTATATGATTGGTAAATGCTTTTCTGGAAACAGAATGGCTAAATTTGTAAAGCATGACGGTGAAAAACCAAATAACCGTGTAGTATATACTATCAGTATCTTTGCTGATTTTTATTTAGATATAAATGTAATAAAAAATAAATAGATTATGAAGTACAGAAAGAAACCAGTAGAAGTAGAAGTAATGCAATTTAACAGAAACAATTTCGATGAGATTGTCAAGTTTACGAATGGAAAAGCTATGAACTTTCAGACAGAGCTTATATACCCAAAAGGGAAATGTTGGTGCGAGATACTGACACTTGAAGGTGTGATGAAAGCAAGCGAGAAAGATTATATTATCAAGGGAGTAAATGGAGAGTTTTATCCATGCAAACCCGATATATTCGATAAAACCTACGAAAAAATAGAATAAATCAGCACCGTACTATCACGGGAATTAAATACTTACGACTATGGGTTGCAAGAAAAAAAGGTGGCGGTACAAAGAAGAAATAAATTCTGAAACGCACAAAGAAAAATGCCCGTCTGTTCTCACGAATGGATGGGCATTACTATTAGATATATGTATGAAAAATATTAAGTTAAATTTCGTTTATATCAAATATCGGAACTATAAAACATCTACAAGACCGATGATATGGGGGTAATGTAGACATATCATAATGTATATAAGAACATTCAAAATCACAAATATTACATGGATAGTTTGAACTTCTATAAACTTTAAATGCTATAGCACCTTTATTTATTGCATCATCATAAAAATATTTAGTCCATCCCATTGCAATCATGAACTGACCGTAACTATCAAGCATGAAAACCCCATTATTACTATTACCTATATCTGTTTTAGGATTAGAATAAAGCCAATTCACTTTTGAATTGGTGTGCGCTGCCTTTCTTGCAGAAAGTAATATAGGATTTCGCCAAGTATTTGTACGATATTCTTTCAATGATGCAATTAACCGATCTTTTGCAACGGAAGTCAATAGTGCTGCCGTTATTGACGCTTCTACTTCTTTCTTCCAGTGGTCTGTGTGACTATGTATTACATTATCCAGCGTATCATTATTATAAGTATCATGGATATATGCAAGTATATCATCCTTATCATTTATATGACGTGAAACAGCAAGAGTATCAATATAGTCTATCATTTCATCTTCTAATCTTTCAATAAGCTCATCTACTCTCTCTCTAATGCTTATATTGGAGAACGAAAATGTATTTGGCTGTATTCCTGCATTGTAAGATAAATTGGTAAGCAATTTGGCGTATTTATCTATCAAGTCATATAGATTGTTATGGTACGAAGTTTCAGCTTCAATCCTATCAATTATATATTGTTTTGCTTCTGATATGTTACTCTGCCGCATTGTTATTACTATTATTAGTGTTCTCTATATTTGCGGTCTGTTGTCCTTGCTTTAGTTGATATAGCAAGTCCTGCTGTTGTTTCTGTTTCTCTTCGCCAATAATTTTATCCATTTCGCTATTCATTGAATAAGGATTTATCTGTGATGCTGTGTCTTTTGACAAGAATCCACCAGTAACTGCTTGAACAAGATTAGATATAAGTTCAGTGTTGTTTTGATGCACATAAGGTTCAATCTCTGACATAAAATGTAAGCTTCTGTATTGAGTTATTTTACCTTTCTCTATTCCGTAACCTGTTGTGAATAAACGTTGCATCTTATCAATACATTTGTCTAAGTCTTTCTTATTTAGAATAGCTTTATCCAAAGAAGGTGAATATATGAGTTTTATTGCTGCGGCAGGTAAGTCTCCACTATGTACTTCTGGCGTTTTAACGATAAATGCTCCCATAAATATCATCTCTGAAAGTTTTTCAAGAAATAGTTTGAAACTTTCGGGACTTCCATCGTGATTCAGATACTCTACGCTGTCAGCAGTACCCATTTTGATAGCTTTTACAGAACCGTACATATCGGAATCTATTTCCGCACCTTCGTCTGATTTTAAAACCATTATAGGAAAAGCGAAAGCAAGATTGTTTTGAGTAAGATGAGAAAATCCAAGTTCCCAATGGTCTATATCATCTTGTACGGATGCCCATACAGGCCCATCAATACGATAATATACTACTGGAACTTCATCGAAGTTGTGAGGTATAGAATCTCCAACTTGAACATAACCATCAAGGCCAAACATTTCTTTTATTTTTGTTACCTGTCCCTTTACACCTTTTAATGGTCGCTTATATCTCGTTAGGTATTTTTTATCCCAGACTTCAACCCATTCTGTTTTTACGTTGTTTTCATCATCGTAATCATAATATCTACGTGCGAATGTATCAAGTTCGCCATTTATACTATTATAATGAGGAAATAAGGTATCACCGTTTAGATAAGATATATTTTTCACACCAACCTTACCATTATCCATATAGAATACCATTGCAGCGTCAGCAGTGATAAATAAAGACTTTCCGAACTCATATAAGGCTATTTCCATATTTTTATCAAGCCACCCCATTCGCCAGTCATAGAAGTTTGAAATTTCTTCGGATGACGGATTTGGGTTTATAATAGAATGCTTTACATTATTTCCAAACGTATGAACTAATTGTTGTGCCACAATAATTAATTGGAAGGGAACAGATACGCGTATTACCTTCTCTTTATAGTAGCGTTTTGTTGTCTTTCCATCACTGTCAATAATATCCTCATATTTTATTCTATCAGGATACCATTTTTCGGAATTTATCAAATGACCCGAAGGATAATACTCACGTAAAAAATCACCTTGAGACATAAGTTGATATTCTTCTTTGCCTTCAAGATAACTAACATCAGACAAACTAAATGTTTTTATCCCTTCTCTGTAACCATTTGCAGTTATCCTTGCAAAAGGTGTTTTTGTTAACAAATCAATCGTTGCCATATTATATTGCTCCTAATCCTATCCACCTTTTACGGCGTGTTTTTAATTTAAAAATATATTTCATCTCCATTGACTCTATCCAGTCAGGCGACCAACCAACAATCTTTTTCATCATCGGCTTTTTTATTAAGCACTTTCCGTTTTGGTCAGCCTTACTCTCATCCCATTTAAGTGATTTTCGCTCTTTCATAAGAATATCACGAAGTTTCATTTTTTCGTATCCCTTTCCAGTGAAACGCATATCAAGTAAATGTTCGTCTATTGAAATTTCTCCATGAATAAGTGCATCTGCAAACATATCCGCACATTGCGATTTTATTGTGTCGTAAGTCCCTCGATACTTTTCGTTTACACTTTCACGATTGTTAAAAGGTATTGCCTTTGGAAAGAAACCTTTAAATGCTTGACCAAGACCACTAAGATCATACGTAAAGTTTTCATCGGCAACATCCCATTCATCAAGTTTGGCTCTTACAAACAATATTGATTGTCGACTATCAAAATGCGAGGTTGCTGCGTCTCTTATATGATTGCCAACCCATAACAACATTACAAGCATATCACCTCCATCAAAAGCCACATCACAAGAGACATGACGTATATTATCACCCAACTGATACGCATTTGAAAAGAAGCGTTCCATATCGGTTATTTTAATAACGTCATCACCTGCTGATTTATATTTCCAATTTCCAAGTAAATCACGTTGTTGCTGTTCTTCTGATTGCTGTGCAAGATTTCCGAGATAATTATGGTCAGCACGCATAAGTTGAAAATTATCTTCAAGCTTAGCTTCGACAAAAGCTGCGGACTTTACGAACAAATCCTCTGCCGTTCCGAACTGTTTGAACTCTTCCTTATATAGTGAATCAATCTTATCTTTGCATTTGAGATAAACTTCGTGTTTACTGTTACCCCAAATAATATCCGTAACTTCTCCTTGATTGATAAAGAAGTACCTTACTTTTCCGTTCCTTTCGGGTATCGGGAATCCATCTTCTCCAATCCACCAGCCTATGAACTTAGCAACCCAACTGTCGGGGTCTGGGTTACATGTTCCCCAAAATCTGTTTCTTATTCCGTATGCGTTACGGTTACAGGTAAGAAGATAAAGGAATACTTCCCATGGGCAATGAGTGATTTCATCTATTCCAACGTATGCGTATTGCTTACCTTGAAAACGCTTTTTGAACTTCTCTATACTATCATCTGCATAGTAAGAGAATTTAAGCGTTCCTCCTGCATTGAAGTTCCACGTAAGGTCATTCTTTGATATATTGAGCGTACCCAGTTTGTTATATACTGATTTACTGTCCTCAATCATACTTTCCAAGTCACCTATTTCGTTACGGAAGAGTATCGCCCTAAAGTTTTTATTGTAAATATCGTAAAGAGCTTCAAGCAATAATGAATATGTTTTTGAGCCACCACGAGAACCTCCACCTATTAGCACGTCAACATCTTTAGAGAGCATATTATTCTGTCCTCCACTTTGGGCAACTATCTTATACGGATTACGCTTTTTACGGTCTGCCGATAATAGTTCTTGCCAATCTTGATATGTTAATATTTTGCTATCCTGCATTCGTAAATACTTCTAAATCAGCCACAAATATAATGCTTATTTAGACAATTTCAAAATAATTATTTAGATTTTGTCTAAATTATTTGGATATTAAGAAGTTTATATTTACATTTGCCCGTAAATATTTACGAAGAACGTAATATTTTTACGGTAAAAAGATTTAAGGGATAACAAACAAAAACACAATGGAACGAGAAGAACTCATTTCTAAGATTTCGGAAAAAGTTGGAAGAACCAATGTCACCGAACAGACAATCGGCAATTTTGTCGATAAATTTCCACTTGCAGAGGGTACTGAACCCACCGAAGAATATCTTGCGAACGTGGCAGATTACTTCAAAACAACTGTTAGCGGAAACATAAGTCTTGAAGCCGCAAATGCGGTTAAACCTCTTAATGAGCAGATTGCAGCTCTGAAAGAACAGATTGCAAAAATGCAAGGTACTCCACCAACTCCATCTAAAGACACGGAAATTCAACAAATGATGCAAACTCTGAATGAGTTAAAAACAGCAAACGAAGAATTAAAAAATCAGTTTAGCTCAATTATGACAAAGCAGACACAGCAGCAAATGATGGAGCAAGTAGTCGCAAAGATGAAGGAAGGTAAAGCTACAGATGAATATGTGCTTAAAAACACATTGCTCAAACATGGTACCATTGACACTAAGAAAAGTGTTGATGAACTTGTAAAAGATTTACTAAAGGAATATGATACCGAATTTACGGCTTGTCGTGGTGTAGGTGCAGTTCCGAGAACTACCTTAAAGGGTGGTGCTGTTGGAGACAGTGAAGTGGTAAAAAGAGCAAGAGAGGAGTATAAGCAAAGGCTCATTAGAGCAGGGAAACTCCCAAAACCGCAAGTTTAATTAGAGGTGCGCAGTAGCGCAAAGAAAGGAGACAATTCAAAATGGCAGTAACAGATTCCAACACACAAAATGTTGTAGGTCGTAGTGCGAAAGTCTCTATTGGCGGTGGTGAAACCATTTGGCTAAAAATAGACAGACGCATTGAAATCGGTCGCCCAGTAAATGCTGCAGATTTACCATTACATGCAGGTCAGATGGTCATTTTTGACCCAACAGATGTAACAAAGGCAGTCACAGTGGTTAAAGCAACCGACACAACCAATCTTGCAAAGGTAAACGGATTGGTAGAGAATGATGTTTTTGTAGGTAACATTACAGAAGATGTAAATGCTACATGTAGTATTGTAACAAGTGGTAAGGTACGTTTTAATCTTGTCGATGGTGGTATTCCAGCAGAAGCACAAGCCGTACTTCCGAATATTGAGTTCGTACCATGCTAAAAATAGGAGATTGATAAAATGATAGCACAATCAAAAGAATTTTATGACCTTTTAGGTCAGGGATTGTCAGGACTTGGATTTGTTGACAATTCGGAAAAAAGTGCATTGTCGCAATATATTGATACCTATTTTGCAGATAAGTACAATGCGGAAGCAACAATGGCAACAGCAGGATTCCCTCTCAATCCTAATGTAAAACTTAGTGATATATACGAGCAGATAGAAGCAACTATTCGCCCTTATACAATCGCAACACATACAGATATTGATGCGGATGGCCCTGTAAAGGCGCATGGTGGAATTACACTTTCAACAGGTAATATACCTATTTGGAAGCACAAAACCGTAACTGGAAGAAAAGATGTAAAAGATGAACTTCGTCTTGCAGAGCGTCTTGGAGGTGCAGATACACAGATTATCGACAGCTTTATGTCACTGTTCTTTGACAGTGTCGATGAACTTATCGGTGGCAATCATAACACTATGCTTTATTTGCGTAATATGATTGTATCTACAGGTAAGCTGACTATCAATGCAGCTAATAATCCAGCAGGTATTCCAATAAGCATTGACTTTTGTTCTGATTATAGAACAAAGCATACCACTACATCTAAATGGTACACAAAATCAGAAGATGGAACAATCACGCAGGATGCAGCAGTAGGTGCAAGCGGAGAAAGTGGAATCGACCCAATCGCCTTGATGCGTAGAATCAGAACAAATGCACAGCAGGGTACAGACCATCTTCCAAAGGCTTGCCACTGGGAGTGCGACTTCCTTACCTGGGAAGCTATTCTTGCAATGCCTTACTTCCGTCAGTATTACACCATTGCAACACGACCCGACATCTCAGATGCAACAAATCAGCTTGTTTATGGTCGTACTATTGACGACAATACATTTAAGGCT